CTTTTATCAGAGTCTCGATGACACATTCAATGATGAAAGTGCAGTTGTCGCATCGTTTGGTGCTACGGGTGATCTTATTACGGGACTCTCAGGACCCGTTTACTATCCTGCTCAGGGTAGAACTCATTAATATGGAGATAGTATGGATTCAAAAGACAAGATATCAGAAGCACTTGAAACAACCTACAAGGCAGAGGTTAGCGATATAAAAAAAGAAGTCAAGGAAATTCAACTCGGTGCAGACGTTGATTTCAACCTCACTCGAAAAAATCTGAAGGAACTCATTGATCGTGGCAGCGAAGCCATCGACGGTATTCTGAAGATTGCGTCTGAAGGAGATCATCCCAGAGCATACGAGGTTGCTGCCACTCTTATCAAAACAGTTTCTGAAGTGAACACCGATCTTATGGATTTACATAAGAAGATGGCAGACATGGATAAGACTGAAGTGAATGTGAACAACACCACAAACAATGCCATCTATGTCGGCTCGACGCTCGAACTTCAGGACTTGATCAACAATGATCGAAGTTCCAGAGCGAAAGCCAGACAGGATGTGTTGGATGTGACGGAGGATTTAGATGAGTGATAAGCAAAAAGGATATCTTGGTAATCCGAACCTGAAAGAAACTGGTTTGGAGATGTCCTTCACCAAAGCACAAGTTAAAGAATACATGAAGTGTGCTGGGGATCCGATTTATTTTACAAAGAAATACATTAAGGTTGTCTCATTGGACAAGGGTTTGATTCCCTTCGATCTTTACGATTATCAAAAAGATATCGTCGAGACTGTTCACAATAATCGTTTCGTGATCTGTAAACTCCCTCGACAGTCTGGTAAGTCCACCACGGTTGTGGCTTACATTCTACACTACATTCTTTTTAACCAAGACATGACGGTTGGTATTCTCGCTAACAAACAAAGCACAGCGAGAGAACTTTTGCACCGACTCAAACTGGCATATGAGTATCTTCCGATCTGGTTGCAGCAAGGTATTGTAGAATGGAACAAAGGTTCCATTCAGTTGGAGAACGGCTCTCGGATCATCGCATCGTCAACATCATCGAGTGCGATTCGGGGTGGTTCGTTCAACATGATCTTCCTTGACGAATTTGCTCACGTTCCACACGGTATCGCTGATGAATTCTTTAGTTCTGTATACCCTACAATCTCTTCTGGACAGTCCACGAAAGTCCTGATGGTTTCCACTCCAAACGGATTGAACATGTTCTATCACTACTGGAAGGGTGCCATAAAGAAAGCAGGTGAGGTTGGAAAGAACGAGTATGTTCCCATCGAAGTTCACTGGTCGCAAGTCCCCATGTATCCCGGCGGACCTCTGCGAAACGAAAAATGGAAAGAAGAAACGATTGCAAACACCAGCGAGATTCAATTCCAAACAGAATTTGAATGTGACTTTGTTGGCTCTGCAAACACCCTGATATCCTCGTCTAAACTACACGCTTTGTCGTGGGTAAATCCCGTCGAACGAAATAAAGATGGACTGGACATTTATGAGGAACCAAAAGCAAACCACAAGTATGTCTGTGTCGTCGATACCGCACGAGGACAGGGTAAAGATTACAGTGCGTTCACCATAACGGACATCACCCAGACTCCATACAAGGTGGTTGCGAAATATCGAAACAATATTATTTCACCGATGGTTTATCCCACCGTGATCAAAGCGGTTGCCGAAAAATACAACATGGCTCAAACACTCATTGAAATCAATGACATTGGTGGACAGGTTGCTGATGTTCTTCATCGTGACTTGGAGTATGAAAACATTCTTATGTGTTCTTTCCGAGGTAGAGCAGGACAAACAATCTCTGGTGGTTTCGGTGGAGCAAACACTCACATGGGTGTGCGAACAACAAGCGTTGTGAAAAAACTTGGATGCTCCGTTCTCAAAAGTTTGATCGAACAAGACAAGATGATTGTCGAAGATTTGGAGATCGTGAATGAACTCATCACATTCGTGGCAAAAGGACAGTCATACGAAGCAGATGAAGGGCACAACGATGACTTGGTGATGACGCTTGTTCTTTTTGCTTGGTTGACTCGTCAGGATTACTTCAAGGATTTGACCAACACGGATGTCCGAGTTGATATTTTCGATGATGAAATAAAAAGATTAGAAGCGGAGGTAATGCCTTTTGGGTTTGTTCCTCATGCGGAGGGTGATTTAGATGGTGTATGGGACGGTGAGGATCGTTGGTTTCCTTAAATTACAAAAACAATAAATAGATCGAACACCATACTTAACATCGGAGGATTAAAATGGCAGAATTCTTAACAATCAACTCAGGCAGAGCAAGAGTTATCGTTACAGTCGATGACCAAAGTTTTGTCAATCTTATCACTGAAGACTCAAACACCCACCTTGCTGCGTATATGCCGGTTAACACAAATATTGTTACCTTGCTTGGAAATACAGCAGAAAGAGATCAAGGATACCTTCAAGTTCCAAACTTGGACAACTGGCATAAACGTCTTAGAGATTCCACCTTCGGTATCTCGGGCTCCGCTGGTCTTACTTACGCAAACCCAGAGGATGAAAAAGCAGACGTTGGCGGTAGAGGAATTTCTGCTGACTGGTATTCTGTTCAAAACTATCTTTTGTATGGTGGTCAAGCAATTGTTGGATTTACGGCAGCCAATTATGCAAATGAATTAATTGACTCTGTTTTCTGCACCGATCTTTCTGTGGCTTATCGTGATAGGACTCTCGGAATTCCCTCAGAGCGTGGTGGTGACTGTATTGCCATCGTTCCTGCTGGTGGTTCCGGTGATGGGGTTGCACTCGCCACGAATGGTCAACAAACTTACACTCCAGCAGCCAGTGATTCTGCTTTTGCCGAAAACAAAGTTGCTGTTTATGGATTTAAAAAGCACTTGGGCTATCAAAGAAACTCTGCGGTTGAAACCGACAGTCAGTTGATTAAGACATCTTGTGCAGCCGACGCTGCCGGATGTTTGGCAAGAACGGACTCTACTTTCAGACCATTCTTCTCACCCGCTGGATTTACGAGAGGTAGAATTCTTGATGTGGTTAGACTCGCACACAACCCAACGGAAACCGAACAAGACACACTGTTCGACGCTGCGGTCAACCCAGTCGTTACATTCCCCGGTGAGGGAACCTTCTTGTTTGGTGATAAGACACACAAATTAACCACATCTACTTTAAGTAGAATTAATGTGTCACGACTCTTCATTCTTCTTAAGAGAGATATTGGACGAATCGCAAAATCACTGCTCTTTGAGCAAAATGATGCCGACACAAGAAGAACTTTCTTGAACCGAGCAACTCGAATTCTGGAAGGTATTCGTGCTGACAGAGGTGTGTTTGATTACAGAGTTGTCTGTGATGAATCAAACAACCCAGCGGAAAGAATTGATGCAAACATTTTCGTTGCTGATGTTTTTGTGAAACCAACAAAATCCATCAACTTCTTACAACTCACATTCACCAACAAGAACCAAGATGCCGAACTTTCTTGATCGGTTTGACGGAAAAAAGGAGAACGAAAAATGAACTTAGATAACTTTAGAAGTGCGTTCCGTGGAGGAACTCGTCAAAACCGATTTAGAGTTTCCGGTGATATTTTCACGGAAGCAGGTGGTGAATCTGATATGAAACAAATCACGGGTTCACCTAACGGTAATCTGTTGATTAAAGCAGCACAATTCCCACCTTCAACCCTCGGTATTATTCCTGTTCCTTTCCGTGGTCGAATTGCCAAAGTCGTTGGTGATCGTCAATACATGGAATGGCCAATCGTGATTTACGATACAACGGATGCGACATACAGAAGGTTCCAAGAATGGAGTGAAGCAGCAAATAGACATGTTTCTAATAACCAACCATTTGTGTGGGACGATACAAAAAATGTTCTCACCAAATGGACTGTTGAACACCTCAGTTCAAAGGGAGATGTTTCAGGTGCTAACTATGATGATGCTGGAACAGAAGTTTTGAAAACCGTCGAACTGGTGAACTGCTGGCCAGTTGAAATTGGTTCGATTGATCTTTCATACGATGCAATGGATACTGTTGTTGAATTCCCAGTTACAATTGCATATGACTACTTCCAAATGGTGTCTCCGAATCCACCATCACCGGGGTCGAGTAATACCTAAATGACTTTCCCTTATCCTTTTTTGGACATAAATAAGATGTCCGTTAACAGAAAGGGTTAAGTATGGCTATTAATATTTTTGGATTTTCGATTGCCAGACAACAACCAGAGCAGGAATCGGGTGCAAACAATGTAGTTGCACCCGATTCTTATGATGGTTCGTTTCAATTAGATTCTGGTTCAATTTATGGTGGATTTTTAAGTTCATACGCAGATTTTTCGGGTAGTGCAAAAACCGACGAAGAGTTCATCAAAAGATACCGCTCCATGTCTCTGTTCCCAGAGGTTGATATGGCAATTGATGACATCTGTAATGAAGCGATTGTTTCGGATTTTGACAACGAACCAGTCAAACTGGATCTCGAAAATTCTCTGCTTCCCGAACCAATCAAGGCACGGATGTATCAAGAATTTGAAAGAATTAAAGAACTTTTTAATTTCAATGAAGAAGCATATGGGATGTTCAAACGTTGGTATGTTGACAGTAAATTGTTTTACTATGTAATGATCGACGAACAAAACCCTCAAGTTGGAATTAAAGAACTTCGTCCTATTGATCCATTAAAAATAAAGAAAGTTAAAAAGGTAAATAAAATTCAAGAAGGGGGAGGATACCTCGAAACACCTACTATCGGTGAGGTTGAAGAATTTTATCTTTACACAAACAGGGACACCAGTGCAACCTTTCAAACAGGTGCAAGTGGTGTGAGGCTTACAAACGATTCTGTTCTTTATTGTCACTCTGGATTGATCGACAGTACAAGCAAAAGAGTAGTTGGATATCTTCAGAAAGCAATTCGTCCTCTGAACATGCTTCGACAACTCGAAGATGCCGCTGTTGTTTACCGTATCTCCAGAGCACCAGAACGAAGAATTTTCTATGTTGATGTTGGTAACATGCCTACTCAAAAGGCACAGCAATACATCGAGGGACTTGCAAAGAGATACCGAAACAAACTGACATATGATCAATCCACGGGCAATATCCGTGAAGACAGAGATCACTTCCACATGCTTGAGGACTTCTTCTTACCACGAAAAGAAGGTGGTAAGGGAACAGAAATCACCACACTGCCGGGTGGCACAAACCTCGGTGAAATGCGTGATGTTGAATACATGCTCCAAAAACTTTACCGAGCGTTGAATGTTCCACCATCAAGACTTCAAACAGAAAACGGCTTTAATATGGGTAGATCAGCCGAAATCACTCGTGATGAAGTGAAGTTCTCGAAATTTATTCAAAGACTTCGTGATAAATTCTCAACCTTATTGGTGGATGCTCTTCGTATTCAACTTTCTCTTGTTGGTGTTATGGGAATTGATGACTTTGACCAAATCAAAAATCGAATTAAATTTAAATACAACAACGATTCACACTACTCCGAACTTAAAAATGCCGAGTTGATGAGAGAAAAACTAAGCATCGCTGCCGGTATGGAGCCTTATGTTGGTCGATATTTCTCAAATTCCTACATAAGAAAGGAAATTTTCGGATTAAGTGAAGCAGAAATTAGCAGAAACTTCGAGGAAATCCGATCAGAAATTGAAACCGGCGAAATACAACCACCACAACCAGAATTAGAGGGACAACAATGAGCAACGAAATATTAAAAGAAAGTTTGTTCGGAGATGAAAAATCTCTTGTCGAGCAAATTGTAGCAACCTTAGAGCAAAAAGTTGAACAAAAACTGGATACGCTCCGAGTGGGACTTGCAGAAAATATCCTTACAACCGAAACAGAAGAGGTTGACGAGGAAAGTGCCTTTGTCTCTGTTATCTCCGAGTGTTTGGACAACGGAGCCATTATCAATGTTGATCTTCCTGATGGAAATAGAGTTGAAGTGAACGAAGACATCGCTCACAGTTTATCTGAAGTCCACGATAACTTACCAACACCAGAACTTCAAAAATCGTTTAGAGATACTATTTTTGAATCCAAAGAAAAATACATTGGACTTCTGGAAACCATTATTTCTGAGGAGGCTGAAAATGAGTAAAGAAGTCATTAAGTTAATCTTTGAAAGAAAAATGAGTGATGCTAAGGATCAGATTGATTCTTTATTGCGAACCAAATTAGCAGAAAGCATCGACATGTTCTATGAGAAAAAACTTGATCCTGTCGGTCAAGAAGATGGTGACATCGACAACGATGGTGATGAAGATGATACAGACAAATATCTTCTGAATCGTCGTAAGAAAATTGGTCAAGCGATGAAGGAAGAATCTACCGAACTCGAACAAGAAATTGTCGATGAAGGTGCTCCGGCGACGGAACTTGATCACCACAGAGGAAGAAATCCAGATGTGTTTGAAGATGATTACCTTCCAATGACAAAGAAAAAGGGTGTGACACACAAAGCAGTGGGTAAAAAGAAAGCCGGAGGATCTTACTAATGGCATTAAAACTCATCACAGAGACAAACGAAGATATTGATTTTCTCTGCGAGGCAGACGAAGAAACTGGTAAAAAGAACTACTTTATTGAAGGTATCTTCATGCAGGCAGAGCAAAAAAACCGAAACGGTAGAATCTACCCTACAGGTGTTCTGATGCCTGTTGTTGAAAAATACAACAAACAATATGTTCAAGGAAACAGAGCGATGGGTGAGTTGAATCACCCTCAAGGTCCTACCGTGAACTTGGACAGAGTTTCTCATATGATCAAAGACTTACACCAAGAGGGAAATGACATCGTTGGTAAAGCAAAGATCATGGAAACACCTATGGGTAAAATTGCAATGAACCTCATTGATGAGGGTGCAAAACTCGGTGTTTCTTCCCGTGGTATGGGAAGCCTTAAGGTTAATTCAAGTGGTATCAATGAAGTGCAAAAAGACTTCATGCTTGCTGCTGTAGACATTGTTGCCGATCCATCTGCACCAAACGCTTTTGTTAATGGGATTATGGAAGGAAGAGAGTGGATTTGGAGCAACGGTGTCTTACAAGAAAAGCAAATCAGCGAGTACCACCAAGAGATTAAAAGAACATCAAGTAGACAACTTGAAGAAAAAGCGGTTGATCTGTTCAAAGACTTCCTCTCAAAATTATGAATTGTATAAATAATCCAGAAATTAGTATACACTAAGGAGATAACTCAATGGCAAGAAAACAAACAATCCGTGAAGCGGAAGAAACTCCGACAATGGACACTGATTCATTCGAGGATACCAATCTCTATATGGACGCAGAAGGCAAGGGTGCCCGTCTTGGTACGCTCGAAGCCGACGACAAGTCCAAAGAGAACAAAAGAAGTATCGCTGGTGCTGCCGGTCAAGAGCCAGCAGACGGTGATTCTAAAGGTGTTCAAGAAGATGTGTTCTCAGAACTCTTTGACGGTGAAGGTCTTTCTGAAACCTTTAAGTCAAAAATCAAAGGTGTTTTTGAAGCAGAACTCAGTAGACGAACTGACATCATCACCGAGCAACTGAAGGGTGAATTCCAAGAAGAACTCGAAGGAAAAGTCAACGAACTTACAGAAAGTATGTCCGGTAAAGTCGATGAGTATCTTAACTATGTCATCGAAAATTGGATGGAAGAAAACAAACTTGCCGTCGAGACTGGTATGAGACTTCAAATTGCTGAAAGTTTCATCGGTGATCTGAAGGATCTCTTCGAGAACCACTTTATCACAGTGCCAGATTCAAAAGTTAACCTGTTGGATGACTTGTTCGAGAAGAATGAGCAAACCAAGAGTGACTTAGACGAGGCTCTTGACATTAACAGTGAACTTCTTTCTATTGTCGAAACTTATAGAAAGAATGAACTCACTCAAAACATTGCTGAAGGACTTACCGATCTTGACAGAGAAAAGTTTTGCACACTTGCAGAGGATGTTTCCTTTGAAGATGACGAAACTTTTTCCTCTAAACTGAGAGGTATTCGTGAAAGTTATTTCTCTAAGAAAAACAAACCCTCTGTTGTTAAAGAGGAAGAGGAAATTCACGAGCCAAGCAGAGTTCTCACAGAAGATACTGCAATGAGCGGATATCTGAAAGCAATCGAAAGAAACAATCGTTTTAAAAACAAGGGTTAATTTTTAAAAAGTATAAATACCCGAAGGTAACATCATACTAGGAGAAAACAAACATGGAAAACGCAACACCATACGATGTCTTAGAGGAAAAGTGGAGTCCAGTTCTTGAGACTTCCGCTCTCCCAGAACTCAACGATCATTACAAGAGAAAAGTTACTGCTGTCCTTCTCGAAAACACCGAGCAGGCTCTTCGTGAGCAAGCACTGAACGAAACCCCAACCAACGCTATGGGTGGTGGTTTCTCCGTTTCGGCTGCTGCTTCGTCAACAGGCAATCTCGCTGGTTATGATCCCGTCCTCATCTCACTCGTTCGTCGTGCGATGCCTAACTTGATCGCTTACGATATCGCTGGTGTGCAGCCCATGACGGCTCCTACCGGTCTTATCTTTGCGATGAAGTCTAAGTACGATACACAAGATGGTAGCGAGGCTCTCTTCCAAGAAGCATTCGCTAAGTTCTCCGGTTCTGGTAACACCTCTAACGGTGCTGCTACAACCGCTGCCGCTGGAGTTGATCCTTTCAACACCGCACCAACTCGTCGAGATACTCTTGCTGGATTTAGAGGTATCTTGGCTGGTAAGGGCGAAGGTCTTGGTGCAGTAGGTGACACCACCGATCCCAATAATCCTGCTTTCCGTGAAATGGCATTCTCCATCGAGAGAACTGCTGTGGAAGCAAGAACCCGTGCTCTGAAAGCAGAATACACCACAGAACTCGCTCAGGATCTGAAGGCTGTTCATGGACTCGACGCTGAGACTGAACTCGCTAACATCCTCAGCACTGAGATTCTGACTGAAATCAACCGTGAACTCATCAGAACTCTCTACTTCAAAGCCAAGACAGGTGCTCAACAATCCGACTTGACTACCTCTGGTATTTACGACCTGAACCAAGACTCTGATGGTCGTTGGAGTGCTGAAAGATTCCGTGGTCTTATGTTCCAAATCGAACGTGAAGCCAACACGATTGCTAAGGAAACTCGTCGTGGTAAGGGTAACTTCATCATTACCTCGTCCGATGTTGCCTCTGCTCTCGCTATGGGTGGTTTCTTGAACATCTCACCTGCTCTTAATGTTAACCTCGATGTCGATGACACGGGTAACACATTCGCTGGTGTTCTGAACGGTAAGACAAGAGTTTACGTTGACCCATACGCTAAGACCGACACCAACTATGTTCTCGTTGGTTACAGAGGTTCTAACCCATATGACGCTGGTGTTTTCTACTGCCCATATGTTCCTCTGCAAATGGTGAGAGCAGTCGGTGAAAACACCTTCCAACCGAAGATTGGCTTCAAGACTCGGTATGGTATGGTTGCTAACCCGTTTGCTGAGTCCACAGACTTCACCACAATCGGTTCGGCTTCTACTGGTAATCAATACTACAGATTGTTCGCTGTGAGCAACCTGCATGGTAATACCGGATTCGGACTCTAAATAAATAACCCTTCGGGGGGAGAGTGAAAGAGGGGAGCCTTCGGGCTCCCCTTTTTCTTTATACATATTACATGCAACGAGACTACATGAATAAAGGGTATCACATCCCCGCTGGTCAGCCAGGATCAACGGCTGATCTTCCTGTCAATCCAACAGAACCGGCAACAAATAACTTTCTCGCATCAAATTTTTTCAAATTTACTTTACCGAGAGTTTCCACGGTAACTTATTTTGTTCAGAGTGTTAGTATGCCAGGAACACAACTTTCACCTGTTGAGATGACAAACACACTTGGTCGAGCGAACCAGTTTGTGGGTGGAAGATTTGAACATGAGCCACTCGTTGTTCAATTCATTGTTGATGAAGAGACTCTTAATTACCAAGAGATTTTTGATTGGATGAAAAAGATTGCCAATTACGAAAACGATACAAATATTATTGCTGGTGAACAAAAAGACAAATTCTTCACCGATGCAAACCTCTTTCTGACAAACAGTGCATTTAAAGAGAAAAGAGTTGTGGTGTTTAAAAACGCATACCCAATTGCTCTTTCTGGTATGCAGTTTGCTTCAACGTTAAACGACAATGAACCAATTATCGCAAGTGTCACACTTAACTTTGAGTCATATAGTTTTGAAACTGTCACTTGACATATTCTTCAAATGCGATAAAATACTCGCATGAACTTAGAAAACCTCAAAGCGGAAGTTAAAAAAGACCTAACCATCGACAAGACTGATCTGGCATCAGAGTCTATCCGTATTCCACAAATTCACAACAAGTATCTCAACTTTTTGATGAATGATCGTCTTTCACTGTCTAAGTTTGATTCTGATCTCATCAAACTCCGTCACAAGAAGTGGCTCTACTACACAGGGAAGATGAGTCAAGAAGAGTTAGACGATCTTGGTTGGGATCCATTTGATCTTACTGTGCTAAAAACTGACATTGATAAGTTTGTAAACGCAGACGATGATGTAATTTTACTACAACACAAAGTCGTTCTTCTGAAAGAAAAAGTAAACTACCTTGAAGGTGTAATGAAAGCAATCAACAATCTCAACTGGAACATTCGTTCAGCGATTGACTGGATGCGAATGACAGAATTCGCAGGGTAATCCTCACACCATAAATATGGTGTATGAGTGATATTATTATTGAAAATTTTGATTCTGCTTACATTCAAGTAAAATGTGATCGAGCCTTGACAAAAGAGTTAAGTCAACACTTCACATTTTTTGTCCCCAATTATCAATACACTCCCGCATATAAAAATAAAATCTGGGACGGTCAGATTCGTCTCTTCAATGTTCATACAGGTAAAATTTATGCTGGTTTGACTGACTATGTTTTGCAATTTGCAAAGGATAGAAATTATACAGTTGAATTTGAGAGCCCAGAGATTGAGCGAACATCTCCAGAAGAGGTGTATTCCTTTCTCAAAACCCTAAACCTATCCATCGGTGATAAGGAGATTATGCCACATGAGCATCAATTTGACGCAATACATCATGCTATTAACAAGCGGAGATGTCTCTTACTTTCTCCAACAGGGTCCGGAAAGTCTCTTATCATTTATGTTCTCATACGTTATTATCTTTCAAAACTTCCCGAAAACAAAAAGGTTTTAATTATCGTCCCTACAACTGGCTTGGTGACTCAGATGTTGAGTGACTTTGAGGATTACTCAAACTTGTCATCATGGAATGCAAAGAGAAACTGTCACAGCGTTTATTCTGGACAGGCAAAAAAATCAACCAAAAGAATCACCATAAGCACATGGCAGAGCATCTATAAACTCCCTCAGAGCGATTTTGATGAGTTTGGAGCGGTAATAGGGGATGAGTGTCATCTTTTTAAGGCAAAGTCTCTGACGGGACTCCTGACAAAGTTAACGAACGCTGAGTATCGTGTTGGAACAACAGGGACATTAGATGGGACACAAACCCATAAATTAGTCATTGAAGGCTTATTCGGTCGGGTCAAAAAGATCATAACAACCAAGGATCTCATGGACAAGAAAATTTTGAGTCCGATTAACATTCAGTGTGTCACACTGGATCATGAAGCGATTGTAAAACAAAACTGCAAGAAACTAAAGTATCAAGAGGAGATGGATTTCTTGGTGCAGAATGAAAGCAGAAATGTGTTTATAGAAAAACTTGTTTCAAACCTCAAAGGTAATACTCTTGTTTTGTTTAATTATGTTGAAAAACATGGCAAGCCACTATATGATGCTATATCTGCCGGTGCCAAAAATACGCACCTAATCTATGGTGGAACAGATGTTTCACAGAGAGAGGACATAAGGCGACTCATGGAAAAAGAAACAAACACAAACCTAATTGCATCATATGGAACTTGTTCCACGGGTATCAATATCAGGAACATAAATAACATAGTGTTTGCTTCGCCGTCCAAGTCTGTCATTCGAGTTCTTCAGTCTATCGGCAGAGGACTTAGAAAATCGGAGAAGAAAAATGAGTTGACTGTTTACGATATTTCAGACGACCTCCGATACAAGTCGCATGTGAATCACACATACAATCACATGACCGCAAGACTGAAAATTTATAAGAATGAGAATTTCAACTACAAAGTTTTAAAGATAAAACTAGAGGAGAAAAAAGATGATACCAAACTCTTATAGAATTTTAAAATTACGAAGTGGTGAACAACTCATATGTGAAATAAAAAACTCCTCAAAGGATATGATGAAAGTCAAAAGACCAATGGCTTTTAGAAGTGCCATTTCATTTGACGGAATGGGTAATCAAAAAGAATACACTGTTCTTAGAGATTGGTTAAACCACACCAATGAAATTGAAACAGGAATACCGAGAGATTTTATAGTTTCTATTCTAGTTCCAGACGAAAAAATTTCGGGTATGTATGATCGTGAAAAGGAAAGAGAAGACGAGGAAACAGTAATTCGTGATATGCCATCGTCTGGATTTGACTCACTAAAAAGTTTTTTACAAAATGAAGTAAATGAAACTTTAAAGGATCTTGATGAAGAGGAAGAAAATAAGAATGATCTTATGGACGAACAGCAAGAATTAATGGTCTTTTCTTTGGCATTGCCAATGGAAGCCTTGAAAAAAATGATAGAAAATGATATACTTAACTTATCTGATTTGAAAGATGCACTTGAAAGTCAGAAACCATTTAGTGAGGGTATGTCTGAAAAACACACACCCGATGGTGATGGGACAGATTGGACAGATTGGAGTCCATTTGTTGAAGATTATTTAAGTGATGATGAAGATGATGAGGACACTGATGAGTAAAAAAGAAAACTATTACATAGACAATGATGTATTTTTTGACGAAATGGTTGAATGGAAAAATAAAGTTATTGAAGCAGAATCGTCTGGTGAACCAAAACCACAAGTGACGGAATATATCGGTGAATGTTTTATGAAGATTTCTGAGAAGTTATCTCATAGACCAAACTTTGTAAATTATCCGTATCGAGAAGAAATGGTTTCCGATGGAATTGAAAACTGTTTAATGTACGCACACAACTTTGATCCAGAAAAATCAAAGAACCCCTTCTCATATTTTACACAAATGATATACTATGCTTTTCTTAGACGCATTGAAAAGGAAAAGAAACAGTCTTATATCAAGTTTAAAATGATGGAGGAAAATGATGACGGAACATTCTCGAAATGGTTTAAAGAAAATTACTTTGAAAAAGGCTCAGATGTAGAGATGAAAGATTATTTCTCTCTGAGTGAAACCGACATTGAAAACTTCGGAAAGAGTAAAAAAGGCAAAAAGAAAACAAAATGAAAATAGCCATCATCAATGATACTCACTTTGGTGTTCGTAACGATCATCAGGGATTTCTTGATTATATGTTTCAGTTCTTCGATGAACAATTTTTTCCATACTTAAT